TTTAATTTTTTAAATTATCTTCAATATCTTTATTAATATCTTCAAGTGTTTTATCAGATTCTTCAAAGAAATTTATTAACCATTGCCAACAGTTCCTTTGTAGAAATAACTCATCTCTATTACAATCCTTATTATCTCTAAGTGTTGTGTTTATATTATCTACCAATTCCTTTAACTTATTAACCAGTTTTTTTACTACTTGATTTTTGTATAGTTCTTGTACTCTACTTTGTTCTTTAATGTCTTGCTCCCAACCATTGATTACCTCTAAAAACCTTTCGTCTCCACCTGCCATCTTATCTTTAAGTAGTTCTAAATTTTCTAATGCGTTGTTCATAAGTTTATGGAGTTAAGTTATTGGTTACTTCTAATGACCTACTTGCTGTGCCACTTGGAGTACCAGATAGTGGTTTACTGCCTTCAACATTAACACTTGCTTCTACATTCTCTGCTCTTAACATTCTATCAGCTCTATCTAATTCATTCTGTTCTGCAAAGTCAATCTCTGAGTCAATATGTTTCATTACTTTATTAAATATTTCTAAATCTAAATCAAAATCTGTTGCAAACTCATAATGAACATTTAGATGTCCTGATGTTGCACCTCTATTTGGTTTAACTTCTTTACCCTCTACTATCATCTCATTCTCTTCATGTGCCTCTGAGACAATAACTCTATCACCATAATCTGATAAGTCTTGAGCTTGTTTAACATCTGAATCTTCAAAACCACCTGATATTAACTCTTGTTCAATTACCCAATTAGGGTTTAATCTTCCTGCAAAATTCTTATTACTAATTAATTTATCTAATGAATCTATTTTTCTTTGTTGTTTTACCTCATTAAACTCAGCCTCTAAACGACCAGAACTAATTTCAATATCAAACTCTTTCTTTCTTTTCTTATCATCAATAGTAACTTCATCCCATTCAACTCCTTTATCACCAATTATTTTAACTGCTACTGGCTCTGTAATATGTTCGTCAGCTCCGTGCATCCATCTTAATGTTTTATTCTTCCAATTATCTGAATAAGATTTGTTTAATAATCCCATTCTATCAGCTACTTGTTGTAAATCTCCATAATATACACCAACTTTGGTATCTTTGTCTGATGCTCCTTGAGCTGATGCCGTTATACCTGTTTGTTGTCCAACGAAGTTGTTTAACCAATCTGTTAAATTTGTAATAAGTGTAGTTCTCTCTGGTGGAACAATATCAAAGAAAGCATCTTTTGCTGACTTATTAGTTCCAATGGTCTTAACGCCAACAATACCATTATGTCTCCATTTTAATTGATTCAAATTTGGAACCATGTTTAAGTCCACACCTCTCATGTTATGAGTAGACTTATTTAAATTATCCATTCCACGATTAAATACTTCCTTCATTGATACCGCTATTGGCCTAATAACATCTGCTGGAGCTTTACATAATAAACTCTGTGGATTATTGTCTGTTTGCCAAGCTGTCCAAGGATATAAGTTTGATTCAAATACTTCTTTTAATGGTTGTAGTCTAATCCATGTAGCTGTTGAGTAATCAAATAAAATATAATATCTTATTCCTTTATATATTAAAGCCATCTCTGTTAGATTATACATTGCTGAACCTGAATAAGATGCGTTCTCTACATTTAATCCTAAACCTCTTTGCCATCTGTATTTGTTTTGATATAAGTCATCATTCTTTTCATAAGCTTCATCATCTGTTGCTAATTTAAGTGCTTCTACTTGTGTTTTATCATAAACACCTTCTTCAACACCTTCGTTTAATTGCTCCCATGATTTATATATATCTTCTTGTCCTGTAAACTGATGAGTCTCTAACTCATTACCACCTGTAGGATCAAATAAGAATGAAGCTAACTGTACTACTTCATAATTTGATTGATAAGGACTCTCTGCATATATCTTTGATATACCAATACCTTGAAATATTGCTAGTTTCTTCTCATCTCTGTCTACATTGTTCCATTTGTTCTCACTATTAACACTATCTCTATCCCATAGAGATGTATATTTCATTGCTTTCTTTAAATCTGCTGGGTCTTGTTCTAAGAACTTAACATTAGGTGCATCGTCAATCTTAGCCATCAACGTTTCTACATAACCACTCATAACAACAAAATCTAAAGGGACATTACTGAATCCTTTTAGAGCTGGTTGTTCTACATTTAAGTAGGTATCAATATTCTTATTGATTTGATTCAAGCGTGGTTGTCTAAACTTAACACACTCAGCTTGCATCTTGACTGCAACCTCTACTATATCTTGTTTTGTTTTATTATTTAATTCTGCCATAATACTTTTTGCGAAGATATTTTTATTTTAACTTAGTAATTGCGTTATTAATATAAAGAATCATATCTTGTACACCAACTTCTTTAACTTTATTTGTTTGTATAGCAAATGTAAACTTCTTTCTACCTTTTTGTAAACCAACTAAAATATTCTTCTCAAATTGTGAGAAGGTGGCTGACTTATCAAAGGCATGTAGTTCTTGATTGTTTGTTATGTAAAATATTTTCATAGTTTTATAGAGGTCATAATGGTTTTGTGCCAAGTCGCGTCATATAATATTTATAAATCATTTTTCTCGTATAGTGTCTCATTGATTCGTTCAACCTCTGCATCACCGTCTGATGTGCCAACTTTACCATCATATTCGCTATTGGGTATTGGTGATTGATCAATTAATGGCATCTCTACTTCTAAAATATCACTTAATTCAAACCATACTCTCATTACCAAATTGTCTAATAAATCAGGACTTCTACCAATATTCTCCTTAATCTCATCCTTAGGTATTAATTGTTTTTTAACATCTTCATCTGGTTTAGCATCTTTAAGCTCACTAATCTCTTCCTCAATCATCTCTTTAATTTCTTCATCATTACAGCTTATATGTATATTATGTTTATTTACAACATCAGCTAATCTATAACCACACTGATCCTTTAACATCTTAAAATTTTCTTTTGGTGTAAATAACGTTTTAATACCATTTACTATTTTATATCTTTTATCAATATTTGGGTCTTCTAGTGGGCTACTATTTGCTATGAAACCATTAACGCCTTTCATGTTGTCAATAACTCCACCACCTACACCAACCTCATCAACTATACAATGACTATAAGGTATCTTTTCGTCTGCTAGTATCTTCTTAGCCTTTTGTGCTGTTAATAAAGTATCTTGATGATCCCACATTACTATTTTATAAACATCCCAACCTTTCCATAACATCATTACTGTTTTATCTCTTCCAAATCTTGCCACATCAATAGTTGCATACTTATATTCTGATTCCTCTAATGTGTTTGTCCATATATCTTGTATTGCATTACCATCTACTAAACAATTATCATCATCATCATAGTTCCAATCACCACCTTTTAAACGCTGTCTCATTGATTTATCACTAATCTCACTTAATTGTTCTCCATAAGTATCAGCTGTATAAACATTATCTGAGTATAATGATTGAATATATGCAAATATTTTATTTAATCTACCTTCCTTCCAAGGTTTCCATATTAATCTCTTTAACCAATTTTTCTTAGGATTACATGTTAATAACATTTTTGGATGCAAGCCATATTCTTTGTTCATATGTCTACCAATACGAGTTTTTAGCACATCAAACGCTTTAAAATGTATTTCACCAGCTTCTTCTAACCAACCACTTGTATATTCTGTTGAACCAAACCTTTCAAATAAAGGATCACTTGGTTGAAAATTAACATCTAATAAATCAATTCTACTACCATTATTAAACTGAATATAATTATATTGTCCATTTAACTTCCAATCACTATCTGGGATATTATGAAATTTACAAACTTTCTGGAAAGTAACATAACTAGACTGCATTAATCTTTTTAATTCTTTTCTACCAATAAACCATTTTGTCCCTGGGTATCTATAACACATTACAACTAGCCATTCAGCACCTAACCATGACTTACCGCCACCGGCTAGGCGCCCCCGCCAAATAAAATATACTTTGTAACACTATCAAGGAGCTTATTCCAAGCTAAATGTTGCTTAGGCAAAGGTTTAATGGTTGGTGTTATCTTTATCATATATGTTATAAAGCGGGGGCTTTCCATTAAAATTAATTCCAACGTTTATGAACAGTATCTTTTAAATGTATTTTTTTATGTTCTTTTTTGGTAACTAATTTTAAATTACTTATATTATTATTCATTCCATTATAATCATTGTGATGTACTTCTTCTTCTTTTAATCATATTAGTCTCTCTAAACCAAGAAGAACACTTTATCAGGAGAGACTAATCAGCTGATGCAGTATTCATCACGATTTACTGTTAATTAGTTATTTTTATCATCTGGATTAATATAATTAAATGCTACAACATTTTTTATTTCTTTACCATCACTCATTACATCTAATTTATCACCAAACTTTTTAGGTAATACTTTAGATAAATACCATTTACGAGTATCTAATCGTAATCTTGATCTACCAATAGCTTCTCCATTTTGTTGCCACCATTCTGCATCACCTTTACCATTTCTAATTACCCAATCATTTTCCCCATCATCGGCTATTTCTAATAATTCTTCAAACATTAATTCAGCTTGAATATTCCTAGATTTCTCATATTCCTCCCAAAATTCAGTATATCTAGCATCTAATAGCCATCTGAAAATTGTAGAAGATGCAGGCATGTCTTTATTTTTAACAATATTTATTACACTTTCACCATTAGCAATACGCCCACATATTTTTAATCCAAGTTCTTTTGTATATTTAGATGGTCTACCAACTTTTGCCATAATTTTAAAATATTAAACTAAATTACTATTTATTGAATTCCACCTTATAATTTTTTGCGTTGGTTCAAAATAAACAATAATCTAGATTTAATACCTCAATAATAATCGTATGGAGTCATTATTTTATTATTAAAGCAACAAACAGCTTCCATATAATCACTTTGCAATTAAAAAAAGACAACTACCATAATGGCTTTATCTGTTTTTAATTGAGCAGGAATATATTTAACTGTCATATGAAGTAAGTATAGCACACTTTTTTTATTTTGTAAAGGAATTTAAAACATTCCACTAATATCACACCTAAAATTATCCTTTTTTTGCTTCTCTTTTCGTCTA